TTGCTTTTTGGTTTTTCTGCGTTGTGTGCATTGCGTATTTCCAGTTTCTTAGTACGTGCATAGTCTTGTAAGAATCCAAACAGCTCACTTCTACGTGCGTGTGTTCTATAAAACTGTAATAAACGTGTAACTACTAGAGCTCTTTGCGTTGCATTAATACGTGGCCAATCTTGTGCAAGTCTGCGTACACTGCGGTAACCACTGTTTGTGATCATAAACTTACGTTCAATCAGTTGTAGTGCTTGTCTTGCTAGTGATGGATTCACGTTGTTCATTTTCATTGAATTTAAAAATGTTTTAATTATTTGTTCTGGAAAATTAATACGCTGAAGTAATGCGTCATCTGCGCCGTCACCAGCCAGTGCGTCTGCATCTTTTCTTTGAATTAAATGTAATGCTACATATAAATCTGTACCACTTTGTCTGTACGCTTTGAATGTACCGTACATCATAGTCTTTTTTGCATACTTAACAGCAATTGGTGCCATGTCAAATTCATTATATAAAATATATAATGTAATCATATCTAAAAATGCATGATCCACAATTTCTCGTGCATTACTACGTTGTATTTGTTGACGTGTACGATACTGACGACTTTCATTAAGGTCTCTAACAAATCCAAATTTTGGTTCTTTGTTTTCACTCATTGTGTGGCCGCCTTCGATCTCTGCCCATTGTTTTGCTGTATACTTTTCCATACTAATATTTATCCGTTAGTTCTTTACCTTGTTTAAGTTAGCGGCACTGAAGCCACTGCGGTTAACAAGTTTAGCATCGCCATTGCCAATAACATAACCTTCTCCGCCACGCTGACCATCGGTGTAGGCCTCAACGTCTGCATCCTGATTGTCCAGTTGTTGGATAACGTCATTCTTTGTCTGCATAATAGCAGTAATTAAATCAAACATTCCTTTAAACGCCGCTGGGTCAGTCTCAATATGCTGACGTATACGGTCCTGTTTAACACCAGTTACTTTACTACCACTTAGCCAATCAATAAACTCTCCAGATAAATTATCTAAACTGCGTGTTTTGGTTTTGTGGTTGATGTAACTGTATAATATTTTACTAAAGTCACTTATTTTAAGTTGTTTTACCATTTCAGCATTGAGTAATTTATCAATACCATTGCCGTGTTTTTGTAGCAATGACTCTGCTGTTGTAAAAATCTTTTGATCAATCTTTGGTGGTTGCTGTGCTGTAACAGGCGGCATTACCAGTAATGCACCTTCGTTTAATTCACTTGCATCAGCACGGCTCTTGTTGCCGTCCAGGTCTATCTTCATGTGTATAACAACACCAGCAGTACTGCCAGCAATACGTTTACCAATATCACTATCAGCCTTGACACGATACACAACCATTTGTGGTTTAAACACAAAGTCACCATCATCAACTTGTGGACGTGTGTAGTACAACAAATCGCCCCACATAAATCCACGGAAGTTATCTGGTACTGCACTTTCAAAAACTGTAAATGCCTGTGCCATACTGGCCGCAAATGCTTTACGGCTGTCGTCTGGTGCTTCTTTACCACGATTAAGCAACATGTTTTGTAATGCTTGTGGTGTTTTTACTTTGCCGTCATAACCTTTGGCACCAAATCCACTTTTGTCAGTCATTATAAATTCGCCACGTTCGTCACGTCCAAAAATAACTGCTGGAGATCCGTCCCATTTAACTGTGATTGCTTTTGGGTTGCCCTGAATGTTTTCCAGTGTGTCTAGTGCTTGACGTGCGCCTGCACTACCACCCCATAATACTTTGTCTTCCAAATGATGAATACGAGCTTCAGCATTTTCCAATAAAGGCTTTTTATTTTCTGTTATTAGTTCACGAAATTTCATCTGGCACACCTATATCTTGTACTACTGGATTAGATTTAAAATCATCCAGTATTTGGTTAATCTGTTCACCTTTGTACGATTTTTTCAACGCACTTAGTAATGTTTCAAAACTATACAAGTCTTTACCATTTGTCAAGCCTAATTGTTTTGCAATACCATCTGGGTCTCTGATAGGCTGACTGATAGGTGTATCAATTTTTGCTTTAGTGTAACCATTGCCGTCTTTTCTCGGCTTTGGCTCTCGCTTAATACGAACTAAACCATCTGTTGGGCTCCAGATCCATCGTTCCTGAACTAGTGGACGTCCATCTTCTATTTTTTCATCTCCAACAACCACGTCAATCTTGCCCGCAATAGTGGCGATCATTATATTTCTAAATGTACCTTTGTACTTGCTGTCTTTTTCATGTGGTGCGTGATAATAAGTTTTCATCCAACCAGGGTCGCCCGGCATAAAGTCTACCTGTACATAACCTGTACGTGTAAGACCGTCTCGTGTTTTGTTTTCGTCGTATCCCACAATAGGAACACTTGTCATAAACACACTGCTTTTCTTTACTTCCTGTGTACTTGGCGCCGCTTGTAATTTTTTAGCAAAGTCTGCCAACTCCTCAGGTTTCAAATTAATAGCAATATCAATATCGCCACTAAATTCTTTTTTACCCACACTGCCCAGTGTAAAGTCACGAAGATTTAACCCTAATTCTTTTTCTAATTTAATTAGAGTGGGTTCGATTTCGCTAATATGAATAGCACCAACACCGGCCATTGCGCCACCTTCATGAAGGTCACGACCACGATAACGTGGTTTACGATGTGGGCCGCGATGTCTTTTCTTTAATGGGTTACTTCCCAGTATGTCTTTTACTTTCATTAGCTTTCCTGATACCTCGACGGAATTTCATTTCGTCCTGGGTCCGAATACTATTAATGAAACGCTTAACAAGATCCGCACTGGTGTCGGAGTCATAAGTCTCGTTAATTAATTTGATTAAATTACTAGCACTGGCAATAACGTTGTCCGCTGTATTTTCTACAATATAACGGCGATCACGCTGATCACTTATGCTGTTAATCTCATCAAGGATGCTTCTAGTACGTTTTTTCATAATACTCTGCCCTTTTGTTAATGGTATTTAGCTGAAATAGATAATTAGTATTGAAGGAGACAATAATGTCAAAAAGCGCAGAAGAGATTCGTTCTATCATTGATAGACTCCATGATTTAAAAGAAAATAACGATGGCATGGATAATGCACAGTTGAGTAAACTTATGATATTGGCCAACGATGGTTTAGTAGCAGAAGAAGATGTTCGATTTGTGCGATCGGCAATGAGAACTATGGACGCAGGACGGTTACCTTCCCCACAGCAACGTGATGTCTTAATGGGCATGTTGGGCACCCTCGCTGAATTAATTACCAGCGACATGAGCATGTACCAGAGAATAAGAACACAGATGCAAAAACAAGACCAACCGGAGGATAAGGAATAACTACTCAGCACGTTTAAGTATACTACGAAGTCTATCAGTATTATCCACAGCATTTTCAACAATGTTATTTGTTTGAGAAATGCCTATTGAATCACTACTGCTTCCGTTTTGACGTTTGAGCTTGTCGTAAATGGCACTTGTTCCGGCACTTTCTGCACTCTCCGCATCTTCATCCAAATCTGTTATTCGCAGTGTTTCAATATTAAAATCTAAATCAAGTTTACTGCCAACACCACTACTACTACGTGTTTTCATAAACTGTATCTGCGCCCTTCCACGTTCACGCATTGCCCTGCTTGTAAAGATACCAATAACATTATCTGCTGTATTAATCTTACTAATACCACCAGCAATGTGACTGTGATCAAATTCAACTTCATCAACACTACCACGATTCAACTGCGATGCTGTAACAAACAATATGTTTAGCTCAGTTGCCAAGTTACGTAGTTCTTCCGACACAAACTTATCTTTAATAAACTGATCACTTGGATTAACCTTAACTGTTACTGGCATCATCAAATCCAAATAGTCCACAAACAATGCATCAACTTTGATGCCCATTTGTATTTGTACTTCTTTAATGTATGCTTTAATGTCGTTAATGGTTGCACCATTTGGCATTTGTATAGTTTGTATTACTCCGGCTTTTTTGCCTTTCATTTTAACTTTAAGTGCGGCATCATCTGCATTGCGCATAACGTCTCTTGTACTCATGCCTGTTACCATAGCATCAATACGCATGCCACACAGCTCTTCACTAAGTTCCAAACTAACATACACCACGTTCTTGCCAGCCAAACTCCAGTTGAGTGCCATGTTTTGCATAAACAAACTTTTACCAGATCCACTACCACCTGCAAAGATGTTTAGTTCGCCTGGATTAAATCCACCATACAGTATGTTATCCATTGTTTTCCAACCAGTACTATTTTGTCCACGGTTGTCTTTGATGCTTTGTATACGTCCTGCAGGATCATCCCAATAGTTAGATCCCAGTTCTTTTGCAAGTCCAATACCAACTGCATCTTTAATCATCATTTCAACAGCACCAAACTCACCTTTTTCCAGTTTGTCTGTACTTGCTAAAATTGCCTTCTCTAATCCTTTGTGCTTACAAAACTTTTCAAACTCATCCAAGAACCAGTCTTGATGTGCTGATGTATTGTCTCGCAAGTCCTGTAACTCCACACTACCCTTGACTTTCATTTGTTCAAGTGTAGGCATGTCGCCATAGTTTTCCACATGCTCTTGCATAAAGCGAACAGCACTACGCAAACTGCGATCAAAATACTCTGAATCTATAATAGCATTACAGCGTACAAATAATTCTTTGTCTGCCTGTAAAAACTCTAGATACAGCTTTTGTAAATCTACTCCATAATCTTCTGCCATTAATTGACTTCACCTTTTAATTTTGCTTCAACGAACTCGCTTTGTGTGTACAATGCTGTATCCAATAATCTCTTTTCTACACCACGTATTGTTACCCATGTTTCGTATATTATATACGATTTCATCCAAATAAGCGAGCCAAAAGTTGAACGTTTTGGAAACCATGCAAACTCTTCTCGTAATGTTATTTTGTCGGGCTCAACTACAAATGTTCTCAAATGATCTACCTCATGTAACGGCAAGTTTTCCCAACCGGGCCAACCAATTGAGTTATGCTCGGTTACTTGTCTAGTTCTACTATATTTCATTTACAATATGTCTTTCCCATTATTTCTGCTTTAGTAGGATTTCCTATACTGAAGTCTAAAATACTCTTGATTGTAAATAACTTTCCATACTTTTGTACGGCATCATTGGCATCTTTGACATCTTCGTCCCAGGGCGGAAAACTTA